CCGGTAAGGTGTTTGGTTTCGCAGTTTGAAAGCACTAACACGTGCGATCTGCGGGATTGGCGCTAGACGGTCAGACGTCCAGTGGTTAAGGGCTCAGACTTCAGGCCGCCGGTGGCTTAGGCCGCCGGGGAGGGCGAGGAGTCGGAGTCGTTGTAGGGTTCGGTTGGCGCGGACGACTCGGGCGACGTGGCGGGCCACTCCTCGGAAGGGGCGGCCGGCGTGTCGTTGTCGGTGCGGCGGTAGACACACTGCTCGGTGACGGCGAGGCGGCTGGCGATCCCGATGAGGATGCCGGCGATGGCTGCGTCGAGAGTGGTGTCGGAGGCGGCACGGCCGGTTGGCATTGACTGGAGGACGGAGAAGAGTTGGGAGGCGAATGGCGTGCGCCAGTCGCCGTCGCGGTAGGCAATGGTTGCGAACCGCGGCGGCGAGGCTTCCGTTTCTTCGGCGCGATCAGTCGGCCCACGGTGGTGGCGTGAGCTGCGGGGTCGGCGTCTGCGGGGTGGTGAACTATCACGGTGTCGGTCGGACATAATGGCTGCTGATGGATGTCAGGCTTTATCGAGGGACCGGGGGATTCGGGTGGCGCGGAGGTTGACACAACCTCGGCGGCAGCCGCGCCGTCGGCGGGTGGTTGGAGAAGTACATCCCCGACAACCGCCGCGACCTTCACCTCGCGCTCGGAAATTATGACGACGGGAAATGAATCGAGGTCTTTAGCATCACGAATCGCCTTCTGGCGCTCCGCGACTTCTTCAGACTTCAATCCAGTTAGTCGACAAATGGAAGATAGGATCAGCTCCGGGTCGCGTTGCGGCCACGAACAATTATCTATCTTCCACTCTTCCTCACGCAGGGCATGCAGAACTTGTGTCTTCTTGCTGAGCAATTGGACTTGGCGGCACCAATCAGATAAGATAGGCGTAAGCGAATCAGTGACGAGATAACCAGCAGCCTTGTTATAGGCGGCCTGTTCACGCGTAACCGATTTGTTCGCCGTCAAATGCAGTTTAGTCAAAGTTCTCATGAAGTCCTGGTGGCTGTCATCGTGTGTCAGAGGTGCCGGGAAAATTCGGCCGAGGTAAGAAATTGGGTCATTTGGCCCAGTTGCTTCAACCTTGACTGAAAGTCCCAAATCCTTGACAACTTGTTGTACAGCTTCCACGAGTCCAGGGAACATCGCTGTAAGTCCATCATCACCAGCATATAGACCCAAATTCTCCCAGGCCGACGCATCGTCAAACCCAATCATACGCAAAGCACAGTAGTGAATATACGTATTCTCGAGAGTGTTATAGTCCGTCGTGATAGGGGAACCGCTACGTGTACCGTGTCCTGCATAATAAACAAAGCCTTGGTCGGACCTCGCAGATGCTTTAAACACCTCAACATGGTATTTCTTAAACATCTTGCGCTCGGACGCAGCCAACCAGCGAAGGTAAGCTCTACGTCCGACGTTCTCTTGCAACCACCTGCTGATAGTCCCATCAAACCTGTTGAAATCGTCGATGAGATAGCCATTGGCGCCGAATGAACGGAACCTGTTAATGGCATCAAGTGGCTCTTTGCACGGGCCGTACCAAGGTTGTTTGGTTAAAATGCAGTCTTTGAAGGCGTATACGTATCTAGACATTTCGGCAGTTAGCTCAGCAGCGCAGGTCGTGATGACGCGGGGAGCAGATACATGCCGCATCGGTTCAGCTTTCACAAACGTTTGTAAGCGATTCTTGGCCGATGTGCCAATGCGATGCTTGGCATTGCTATAACGTACGCGTTGTAGGGGTCGTGACTGTTTCTTCTCAACTTCATCGAAGTCTACGGGATGACCAACACCCGGGTTAGGAACCAATCGATTCGTGAAGTCGATTGCTGCTGCCGTGTACCATTCGGGAGGCACTTTGGAATTGTGCAACCGGGACACACGGTGCTCAACAGCAACCGCCGCCGTATCAATATTGCGCATAGGGAATAGCGCGGGTTCGGTAACCAGGGGATTAGTAATAGCCGTACACATCGACTCACCGGGTGTAAGTGGTAATTTGTCCAGTGGGGCATAATCCTTGACAACACTGGCGGTTGGAATGCAGTTAGGTTTATAACTCACATCTAACGAACGAGAGTACACGCGGTACAAGAGGGACGCCATGACCTTCAAGTCAGTGAACTTGTGTTCATGTAAAAAGACCTCGATGTCACCCACAATAAACGCTTTCTTCTCCTTCGATGCCAAGCGCACAGCGAGAGCCTCGAACAAGCGGGAAGATAGACTAACCGACTCATAGGAGCCCTCGACAGTGACAGAGATGTCACCGCTTGTCGGATTGTACACTGAAACAACACCATTCTTTACGTAAGACTTGCGCTCAAGTAGCTGGTACCCGATCTCGTCGGCGAGAAACGCGGGGATACGAACGTAGGGGATGAGTGTGATGAAACGGTGTCCACCACCATCACCCCCGACGGTTATATCGCGTTGATCCACTAGAAATAGATGGATGTATTTGCCATGTCGACTAGCCACCACATCATGATCATAATTCCAAATCTTATGTTGGTAACGTCCTCCGCCATGAACCGTATATTCTACGGTGTCCTTGTTGATCCGATACTGGTAATCAGGACCACGATAGGAAGCATGGGTAGGCGAGAGGGTGTACAACATAATGGGTCGGAAGTAGACCATATATGAGGGCATGTCGAGGTGGTAATCAACATCTGTCATTACTAGCACGTCGTCGACTCGGATTGGATCTTGAACTACAGGAACTCGCACGTCTTTGTCCCAGTAATAGAGACGACAGCCGCGCGCGCCAAGGTCAGATTCGCGGTCACTCAGGCTTACGTGGTAGGGTTTTAGTCCAGCTTCAAAAATGGCCTTTTCCATAGCCACAGTCGCTGCAGTGCGTTGCATAGCGGCGAACGGGTGGGAATGGCCTTTCGGCTGAACCATTGCTGGTAACACGTTGATCCTAAGAGACGCGCGTACATCTTCTGCACGCACGGCCATCCTGTCTACTAGTCGAGAGTATTCAGCACGAGACGCTACACCAAAGAAGTGTTTGACTCGATACTTCAACTCACTGGGAATCGACCTCAACCGTTGGTAAACTTCACTTCGCTCCTGCGGGCTCATCAGGGCCACCGGCATTTTGAAAGATATGCGGTGTCCGTGTACGCCAGGCAGTTTCACCCTGCGGCTTTTGACTTTCGTCGACAGGCCGGTTGGCGATAAATAGCTTTTCGGTTTCGGGAGGGATTCTTTAAGAGGCATCGTAACTAAATCCAGG